AACAATGAACCATTGGTAGAAGCCGGTATTGGTGTCCCCGAAGGTATTGATGTCCCCAAAGGTATTGATGTCCCCGATGGTATTGATGTCCCCGATGGTATTGATGTCCCCGAAGGTATTGATGTCACCGGAGGTATTGATGTCACCAATGATTTTGGGATGAAGTTGATTCACATTGAAAAGTTTAAATGCGTTCTCGCCTATTTGTGGCGCACATTTAATCGCAACAAATTGAAGTATTTGGTGGAAACAAATCCAACTGACATAGAATCAGTGGCGCGCAATAACGCTGGTATTTTCATAAAAAATTGGGAAATCAACAAAAAATACCAGGAAGCCATATACATGCTTTTTATTGGGTTTACCCGATTTGTTGTTTCATTGTCTATAAAGGATAAGGAACAAATCCTGCAAAATTACATTCCGTTCCTTGAGCGATTTATGAATTCTGGTATGAAGGAGTTAAAACTCCCTTCTGAAATTATGGATGGATTTGGACCAATAACAGAAATTGAAGAGTCCACGCCGAAAACATTCAAACCGCCAATCCTAATCGTTAGTAAAAAACCAATTTCGGACTGGGTGATTCGTTACCTCAGCGATATGCAATATCAGAAATGCAAATCCAAATATGCATTTCAGGATGGCTATTTTAAGATAAGCACCACGCCGGTTAATTTTCCACCCAATTTCTGTATAAAGAAAGCAATCGTGATTGATTTTGGAGATAATGACGGATCCTTATCAATTCATCCAAAGTGGATTGAAACGAATAAATGTGATGTGCTGTGCAATCCGGCGCCCGATGAACTACGGGTAATAATCGCACAGAAAGGAATTGACTTCCATGATAAACAGGAATCATCGAAGCCACAGGTAACCATTGGTTGTATTCTTGCTGGTATGGTTGGTTGTGGAAAGACAGCTGTTGGGAAACAACTTCCAACAGAATATCATGCGGTGAATTCAGACAAATTCCCCAAACAATCTCTTTATACCGAGATTGCACGTTTATTGAAGAGTGGAGGGAGATTGTTTTTCGTAGACAAGAATCTTGATCAAGATGCGTTTAAAGGTTTGTTCGACTTTATAATGAGCATGAAAGACAAGTACGATATCAAGATATGGTTTATAGTTCCAAATGAACTAAATCTAAATAAATCAATACGACGGCTATTAGTACGGACGGATCATAATCTGTCTCTGAAGAAGTTGGAGGAAAATATCCAAAAGGTATCGCCAAATGGCGATATTAAGAGGAAAGCAATCAAGGAGATGGAGAAGATAGCGCAAGGATTTTATAATCGCGGTACAAAATTTTTGGAAGAGGCCAAAAGAATGAACGGCGCAGTTGTTGCTAATTTCTTCTATAAAGATTTTGATGACAAAGCTTCATTGGAAACGGCAATTGGTGAGGCGATATCAAAGGCAATAAAGAATGCGGTGAATCTATCAGATGTCTATGGCAAAGTGTCTGTTCCGCTTAAGGTGCCCGATAAGCCATTACAAATCAGTTATATCAGTGTCGTCTTGCCATCTGGTAATCATCTTACATTGATCGCACCAGGTCATCGTCAGGATGAAATGGAGGAAATGATAAAATTTGACGGTGCCATTGTCAAATTTACAGCTATAGAGATTCACACGTGTTTCAGCAAAAATTGCGTAAATACAATTTCTTATTTCGTGATTAAAAAGGGTTCCATAGAAGGTATCGACATGAAATTGATACCTGAGGGAATGATCCCACACGTTACAATCAAGCCATCATTGGTTGGATTCAAGCCCGTAGAATCTTCCAAAATTCTACAGAAAATGGCGGCATCGCCTGATGGCACGACTGATGAATATCATGTCATTAAAACTCCCGATGATACTAAGTTTGAAGGACGCGTGACGATTCACTACGCCACGCCAAAAATCTAGTCCTAGCATAGATTATTTATTGTGCTTACATTTGCACGAAAAAATATATTGATTAAATTTTTAATTAATATATTTTTTAAAATTTTTAATGATAATTAGAAAAATTAAGATTTAGTTTATAAGAAACAATTTAATACATTTTATTAATTTTTTAACTATGTTTAATTATTAAATTAAAAAATTGATAAACAAACTACATATTATAAATATATAATAATATACTAAATATCCTTTAATGATTGGTCTATATATATTAACTTCTAATGCATTGGTTAAATTACAAACTATTAAATTTGGAATGTCTATGCGTATTGAATATAGATGGATAGATTATTTACAAATATTTAATGATGCTAAATATATTTATTATTATGAATTTCTTAATAATATGGTAAGAGAACAGATTATTTTTATTGAATCTGAAATAATTCAATTACATATTAAAAATCGTAATTTTGATTTTCAAACTGAATATTTTATAATAGATGATTATAATATTTTTCATCAATCAATTATTAGAATTTTAGATAAATATAAAATTAATTATCGGATTCATAATAAACATGAGTTTGTAAGGTCATATTATGACTCTAAACCTGAATCATTAAATCCTCATCTAATTAATCAATTAGATCAATTAATACAATATAATAATTTAGATAACTTTAATAAATTAATAAATTTAAATAGATATAGTCAATTAGAAGCATTTAATGCATTTAAAAAAATTATTAAATTAGATATTTATTGGGGTTTAATTATTGCTCCAACTGGTTTTGGTAAATCGTTATTACATATTATATTTTTATGTTATTATTTAGAAAAAAATCCTCTATTAAATTGTATGTTAATTACTAAAAAAAAAGATTTATTAACTGATATTAATTCGGATATTGACACTGATCTTAATATTTTATTAAATTCTGGTTTGATTAAATTTAAACCAAATATAATATATTGTGTTGATAATTCATATGATCCATCTATAATTAATAAAGAATATAACAAATCTATTATAATAATAAATATTGATAAACTAATTAATAAACAACTATCTGAGAAAGAACCACATGATCCACTAGCAAAAATTAAATTAATTAAATGGTCTAAAATAGGTTTTTTAATATTTGATGAAGTTCATCATATTGGATCTAAAAGTGTATTTCAATTAATGTCTTATCTAAAGAATATTATAAAATTAAAATATGTAATTGGTTCATCTGCTACACCTACTAGAGCAATTCAATTAAATCAAAATAATTTACGAATATTATTTAATAAATCAATACAACCTATTCAAATAAAAGAATTGTTAAAGGAAGATTTAAATATACTACATGAGATCACTTATAAAGAAGCATGGGAACATAACATAATTTTGAGAATTAAAATTGAACTAATTATTATAGATCAACAACTAATAATAATTGATAATCCAAAAGATCAAATAATCGGATTTTCTTATACAAATGATGGTAAAGAAATAATTAAAACTAAAATAATAAACATCTTAGATAGATCATTTAAACATAAAATTATATTTTATACAGCGAATCGTTTGTCCTGTTTAGAATGGTTTGAATATATATCAAATGATATTAGATTCAATATATATAATAAACATATTTCATTTAGTATGAATGAAAATACAGTAGAAGATGATAATTCATTATGTGCTAAAATAATAAAAAAGAAGAAAGAATTAAATATTAATAATCTATATATTATTAATGGTATAACAAATTTTAAATTAGATAACTCTTATAGCATGTTATTTGTAGTGTCAAAAGCAACAGAGGGATTTAATGATAAAAATTTAGATATTGTATTTAATCTAGACCCAATTATAGATAGATCAATTGTATTAGAATTACAAAAAATGGGTCGCACTACACGAATTGCTACTAATAAAGAAGTTGGAATATATGTTAGTCCAATAATTAAAACTGATAATTATATAGATGATATGACAAACTTTATGGCTGATTTTATTAAATCTATTAGTAAACCAATAAATGATAAAAATCATATAAATAAATCACGTTCTAAGATTGAGTATGATAATATTTATAGACAAATATTTAATATAAATGGATTACTAGATATTGAATCAAATATAATATATGATTTAGTATATAAAAAGACTAATTCATATTTAACATATTCTGATTGTATACAGATTATAAAAGATGTAGAACATAAACCAACATCAAAGAAAGAATATTATAATCTATGTTTAATAGATACACGATTAAATTTAGAACTGGATATATTATTTGGTATAAAGTTTGATTGGATTGAATATCTATCAATAGATAGAAATTTATATTATGATATTAATGAGTGTAAAATAAAGATTAATTATTTTTTAAAGACTAATCCAATATTTAATAATAAATTACCATCCACCATTATTGATGAATTATGCAAATCAGATAATAAATTTCCATCTAATGATATATTTATTGAATATTATAAGGTTCCAATTAATGAATTAATTAAAAAAATAAATAAACCAAAAATTATAAGAAAAATAATTACTTTATAAACACAATCTGAATCATATAGAAAATTTTATTATAGTAATTAATATATTATGAAATAACTAAACTTGATACCATTTTTTAAAAAATTGATAATTTATAATTTAAGTAGTAATTTCTTATAAAGAGACAATTACTTAAATATATATTATATAATTAATATCATACAATATATAAGATGACTACAACTTATAAATGTGATTTATGTGAAAAAATTTTTAGACAAAAAGGAGATTATACTAAACATAAAAAACGTACATCAGCATGCGTTTCATTAGATAAATTAAAAAATATTGTTTCTGACAATAAATTTAATATTATAACTGCATTAAATAAATGTTTAAATATATTACGAGATGAAGGAAATGTGCTAGGCGAAGATGCATTACATATTATTTCATATTTTTTAATTTTAGGATTGATGGAATCTAAATTAGATCAAATGGATATGTATAATGAATCATATTATCAATTAGATGAATTAGATGAAGAATATAAAAATAGATTATTTCATGTTTTAAAATTTTCAAATCTAATTAAAGAAAATAAAATAAACTGCTCTGAATTATTAATAAATTTATGGAATTGTATTCTATCCGTCCATCCATTAACAAAAGATATTTTTAAAGGTAATAATTTTGGCATAGATAAAGACGATATTCTACCATCAATATTAGAAACATTATCAAAAATTAATTTTACAAATATCGATCAAGATATATTAGGAGATGCTTATGAAGAAGTAATAAAAAATACATTACTTCAAGGCGATGGTGCATTCTTTACTCCTATATTTATTAAAAATGAATGTGTGAAACTAGTAAATCCACAAGTATTTGATAACGGTCAAATTGAAACTATATTTGATCCAGCAATGGGAACGGGTGGATTCATTTTGTCATCTATAAAATTTATAAAAAATATTGCAAAAGAAAAAAATATAGAATTAGATTGGCATTATATATCAAATATTGGAATAGGGGGTCGTGAAGTAATTGAAAAAACATTTCAATTTGCTAAAGCGAACTGTTTAGTATATTCAGGTCATATTTTTAAAACAATTGAAATGAATGACAGTATTCGTGATCCTATTGAAAAAAAATATGATTGTATTCTAGCAAATCCACCATATGGTATCAAAGGTCTTACATATGATAAAATTAAACATAAAAAACGTGATAATTATCTACCTATTGTATCAAACTCCGCTGTCCCTTTATTTTTAGAAGCAATTATTAATATATTAAATATTAATGGAAGATGTGCAATAGTAGTTCCAAACGGTCAAGAATTATTTAGTCAAAACAATGATCTATTTAATATTAGACAACTATTATTAAAATCATGTGAATTAAAAGAAGTTATTTATTTCAATGATAAAGCATTTAAAAAGACTAGTATTAAAGTGTGTATATTGTTTTTCATAAAAAAATTAGAAATTAACCAAGTTTTAACAATAGAAAAAAAATATAATAAAAAAGAAATAGAAGAAACTGAAAAACGACAGTATAAATTTATTGATGGTTATCAAACTAATAGTATTAGATTTTATAATTTTGATCAAAAAACTAATTCAAAAATATTATTAGAAGAAGTATCATTAAATGCTATCATAAATAAAAGTTTATCATTAAATTATACGGATTATATTATAGAAAATGAAGAAATATATGCTGATGGTATTATTGTTAAGACATTGGGCGAGTGTTGTAATATTATAAAAGGTATTAAGAAAAAAAGTAAAGATGGTAAAGAAAGTGGATTATATCCATTATATTATTGTTCTATTTTAGGTAATTTATATTTAGATA